GATATTATGCGTGCTCGGATAGTAAAATAACCTTCCAACCTCTTTATAGAGGATTGGATTGGAATGCTGGATCTCACAGGCAGTAATCTCATACAGTATCTCATAAAAATTACACAGGATATTATGAATCGGAGTCCCCGGTTTCGTAATACATTAGGAACAGTTACATTTGCTTCTAATAATACAGTTCAATTTGGTGACACGCAACTTCTTGTCAAGTCTGTAACAACTTCAGGAAATCGTCTATCTCCAGACTACTTTATGTGTACTCGTCTTGGGTATGCTATTTTAGCAAAAGTGGAAGATTATGATGGACAGTTTGTAGAATTTGTAACCGAGACCGATTCTACTGGAACTCTTCTGGATCCTGGTGTCTATTATTTTAATGTAGATTCCGTTGATGAACAGACTCAAAATGTAGGATTGACTATCAAGAAATATAAATGGCGCCAAGGAAAAGTTACAAATGCTGAAGGCTCTAATATTTATTTCTCTCCAGCAGCTATAGCAGCTTTAACAGCCGCTGGTCAAACAATAAATGTGTTAGTTCCTAGTGATGCTGTTAATCCTGCCAATGTAATTTCTTACAACACTTACGGATCTTACATGACGTTGCTTACTGCAATAAATTCTATTGTTGTTACTAACAGTGTTACTCATATAGCACTGACTCCTAATATAGACTATTGGGCATCACGTGTTCAATCTAAAGTTTTGATTCAATCTACTGTGGGTGGTCAAGAATTAGCAAATATTCCGCAAGGTACCGACCCGAATTTTCCTATCGTCTTAACGGATCAAAGCGGGTATCAACTTCGTCCTGGTATTGATTACAATTTTTATGGAGGTGGTGTATGGATTCAGTTATCCCCATTAACCCCGAAAGGATCTACAATCACTTTTACGGCGAATTATCGTGTGGACGTCACAGAGCCTTTTGGTACTGTAAATCCGGAAAATATTCTTCCTGTCACCCTATTACCAGGAGAAACTCTAGTACCTGGTGAAGTTTTTTTAAGCACAGGGTTTGGAAATGGTAGAACTAATGCTACTCTTGCTCCTTCTACTAATGGAACTCTTCAATTACCTGTATTACTTCCTCCTGGTGGATTTGCTGTTTATGAAGTTCGTATCGATACAGGTCCGCCATTTTCTATTGTAGCTCAAAAAGAACATTTAAATGGTGCTGTTCTTCCCGGCCTTTGGATTGCTATTGGAGATAAAGTGGTTGTTGGTGATCAAGTTGCGATTATTATTTCTCCTGCTATCACAGAGACCTATCATGTTTATGGAAGTAAAGAAAATCTCAATTTCACACTTGAAGTTAAATCTAATGATCTCCAGACATCTTCTGATCTCACCGAGATGTTAAAAGATGAATTGTTAGTTTGGCGACGAACGAATATGTCGGCTGATGGAATAGAAATCTTTGAAGTTCAGCGTGATTATATTGGAGAACAACGTGATCCTTCTGGTACTGCTCCGCGTTACCTCTATAGCCTTAGAGTTCAAGCATCTGCCGATTGGAAAGTCTTTGTTCCTCTAGTTACTCGGTTTGTAAATTTTACGGTCACTAATACATTCACATCCCCGGACTATCCGAGAAAACTACAGCTAATACCTCGTATGAATGCGTTAGGTATAAGCGGCTTTGTTGGAGATGTCGGAGCATTTTTACCTAGTTACAGGTAAAAGGAGAAATCATGGCACGTTACGATTATTGTTGTGAAGAGTGTAGGACAGTTAAAGAACTCATTCAATCTATAGAGAGAGATCTTCCCAAGACGATAGCATGTCCCAATTGTGGTCGGGATATGGAATTTTTGCAACATCCCGTAGGACTAGCAGTCTCTAGCATGGATACGGCTCCCATTGATGTCGAGATAGGACGCAGTGCTGATGCAAGATGGCAACGCATTTATGAAAGACAAGCAGTTCGTGATAAAGTTCGTGAAGAATCGGGCATGACAGGATTAACTGCTACGGGAATAAATGAATACGTCCCTCTTTCTATAGAGAAAAAGTTTGACCGAACAGATGCTATGAAAACAGTTCAAAGGGATGGCTTTAAACCTGTTTATGATGATAAAGATAAGAAGCTTGTTCAAGGTAAATAAATTTGTCTGGAATAACATTGATAATGTTCTAAGATATCCTTTCAGTGGATGCGATCATTTGTTAGTAATTCACAATCATGTTAATACCCAATATCTGAAAGGGATTTCTTATTTAGGTTGAATGAATTGTCCAATACTAAGAGCAAAAAACAACTTTTAGGGGCAATATAGAATGGCAAGTAGCCACTGCTTAAGGAGATTTACTTATGGCACTGTTTAATACTTACGCTCCGCCAGGTGTATATACATCTGTTACAATTGAATCCAATACCGCACCACTCTTTGGTAGCGCAAGAATTCCTGTCATTATTGGAGAAGGCGTACAGAATTTTGTTTTTAGTAATGAAGAAATTTTTCGTGGATCATCGTCTACCTCCGACGATCAATCCGTAAATGAAGACATTTCTGCTCAAGTAACTGGTGGTACTGTTCCTGGAAATCCAGGTAATACTTTTCAGGTGACCTATTTTCCTATCACAAATGGAGCCGGAACAGGTACAGTAACAAATGATCCTACATTAATTCAAGTTACTGGAGATGGTATTCCTGTAACTGTTATTAGTCTAGATGGAGCCACCGGACAATTTACTACTCAACAGATTGTTCCTGTAGGAACTTCATTACTGGTCACATATTATTTTAAGCGCACAGATACCCTTATTACAAATGAGAGTCTTACTGCTCAAGTTCCTCAATTTGCTTCACAGATTATTTATGACCAAGCAAATCCAGCGAATTTCTTGACGATTACATCTCAAACTCCTGGTTCCTTGGGGAATCCTTCTGAAGTGACCCTTGCTTTAGTAAACGATGGAATTCACGGAGCATCTGATGCTCTAGCAGTTTCAGGATCTGGGTCTAACACCATTAGTATCAATCTTCTAGAATCTGATAATCTTACCGTCCGTCCTTTGAGTAATATACTAACTTTGTTCCAAGCAGGTATTCCTACAGCTCTTGGTGGATATTTAAATGCTGTTCTTACAGGAAATGGTAGTGGACATCCAAATACTCAAGGGCCTACTGCTTTAACTGGGGGTACTGGTCCGAATAGCAATACTGTTTTTAAAGTTTTCTTTGTACCTATTGTTGACGGTACTAATGGTGGCGTTGTTACAACGAATCCAAATGATGTGACTGTCCTTGTAAATGGAGTAGAAGCCCCAGTTACTGTTGTAGACGGCGCTGACGGTCTAGTAACTCTAGCTTCACCTGTATCTTATGGCAGTACTGTAACAATTACCTACTACACGAATACTTGGCAGAATACATTTGATCTTCTCCCAGGAAATAACATTAATGATATTACCGAAGTAGGTCTTGGTCCAGATCGTTCTGATTTTACTGAAAATGTAGATTATACTCTAAGTGATAATAAGATCTATTGGGGAGCAGCTGTAACAGTTTCTCAGGGAGTAGATACTCCCGGTTCTACTGCATTTGGACCCGTACAGATTACTCCCACTTTAATTGATGAACATGTTTATCTGGTTCCAGCTTCTGGTGCCACCAATGGCATTAATACCAACTTTATATCAGCATTTATCCCGGTTGATGGCAGTGGGTTATCTCGTGCGACTAGCAATCCAAATTTAATCTCAGTTTATGTTGGACCCGATCCAATTACTGCTTTTTCTTTTGGTTCGGTTACTGTAACTCAATTAGATGGGGCTTCTGGGGCTTTTACTCTATATAATCCTCCTGCTAGTGGTCAAGGGGTTTATGTAAGCGGCTACCGTAATATTTTAAGTGACGATATCTTTACACTTTCGGTAATAACTACTGGTATTCCTGGACAGGGTTCTTATTCTATAGTAGATCAATTTAATCGTTCTGTTCCTTCTACTTCAATTGGTACGAATATTGTAACACAAAGTGGTCCTTTTAATACCACAGGAATTGTATGGCCATATAGTACTTCTGATTTTGAAGGAGCGATTGGTGGAGCATCAGAAACCATTACGTTAACTTTCCAACAAGATGGTTATACTTATATTACTGTTCCCGCTACCCAAGCATCAGCTACTGCTACAATAGCAGCAAGTACAGTAACAGTAAGTGCTACTACAGCCGGAGCTGTTGCTAATGGAACTTCGGTAAATTTTCTTGCGGGCCCAGCAGGAGCAACGAATGCTGCTTCTGTCTACACCAATCAAGGTACTTTTTCTACTGGAACTGTGACTCCATTTCCGCGTTGGCAAGCAAGTCATGCTTATACACTTGGACAAATGATCTATGATCCAATTACATTATCTTTACAGGTTGTGACCACAGCAGGTACATCTGGATTTGTCGTTCCTAGCTTTAATGCAACTCCCGGTGTTCAGACGGGTGAACCTGCTGGAGGCAGCCCACCAAATGAACTATTCTGGACTTCTAATGGCCTTGCTCCAGTTTCCGCTGAGACAGTTGTTGTTAATATTATTGGTCCAGGGCCAGTTACACGTACAGTTAGTCAGGTGGCTAGTTTATTAACTAACTCTGGAGTTTTTACACCAAATGCCAGTACCATTAATATTACTACAACCGGAGTAACTACTGGCAATGCCACTGCCCATCTCTTTACATTTACAGGTGGTGTAAATGCGACAACGAGTCCAGCATCTGATCGTTATGTAGTCACCTCTAACCGTACTCTTGCACAAGCAAATATTGACCATCTAGGACGCACAGGTAATGCTACAACGCCGACGTATCCAAACTATGCAACCAAAACTTATGGTCATAATACAGCATTTAATGTTGGCGATACAATTGTAGATTCCAATAGCAATATACAAAGAGTTACTACAGCAGGTACAACTGGATCTTCTTCACCTGTCTGGGCAACCTCTGGTACTACCACCGACGGTACTGTTTCTCCGTTTACGGCTGTTGTTTGGACATTTGTAGGACCATTACTTGGGGTTAGTAATCATCTGGGTCAAACGTATATTGATACAAACACAGCAATTAAATTTACAATCGTAGATCCTTTAAAAGCATTGTCTTACGGATATGTTCAATTACCCAATCCAACCTATCAGTTTGAACCAGGAGATACACTTCAACTAGTCGTTACAGAACCTGGAGTCTTTATAACTGGTACTCAATCTATTATAGCAATTCCTGGTATTAAGACTGTTGTAGGTACGACTTATGCTATGGCTTCTGGAAATACGGCCATCGTCAATACTTTTAATAAGTCTGGAAATAATCCTAATGTTGGAGAGTACTATTATGTCTCCTTCACGACAGCAAAACAGGCTTCAGATTATGCAATCCAGATATTTGAACAGGCTTCTGACGCTTATGCAATTTATGGTCAACCAAATACAACAGCAAATCGCGCATCATTAGGTGTACAGCTACTTACTCAAAATGGTGCTCAGCAATTTGGTGTTGTACAGGTCCCAGTACAAACTGGATTAGGCGTTGCTTCTGATCAATCCTTTATAGACGCTATCCAAAGCTTGGCTGCTCCTTTGCCTGGTGGTGGAAATGTCTATGCCAGTGTTTTCGTACCTCTTAGTACCAGTGCAACTGTTCAACAATTTTTAAGTCGTTTCTTGATCACCAATGCTGCTCCACGTACCCAAGTAACAGCGATAGGATTCATAGGATTTAATCAGTATACAACAACATCCCAGGCGCGTCAGGCTGCTCTTGCTATTCAAAACAGTCGTATCATTGCTGTAGCTCCTTTCGTCGCTGGGGTACTCATTGCTCCTACGGATAATACTGGTCCAGCAGTTGAATACGCTGTGGATGGATCTTTCTTGGCAGCGGCTCTAGCAGGTCTTAATGTTAACCCTGCAAATGACGTCGCACAAACTTTAACAAATCAGCAAGTTGTTGGATTTAGTCGTTTGTTGGGTCCACTGCTTGATAATCCAACAATGGACCTAATGGCAGCTAGCGGATTAACTCTATTGGTTCCAAGAGCTGGGGCATTAAATGTTCGTCATTATAAGTCTACGGATCCATCCAATGTTATCACCTCTGAACCAACAGCAACAACGGTTACGGATTATGTACGTCAACAGTTTAGAACCGCGTTGAGTCAGTTTATCGGACGAAAATTCGCAGGGACTCTAGTCAATGACGTCACAGCAGTGTGTAACTCCTTACTTCGCTTATTAGTGAATCAGGAGATCATTGCAGGTTATAAGAATCTCACTGTAGTACCAGATCCGGCTGATCCAACATTATTGGATATAAC